CTGCGCGATGCCGACCTGAGCGGTGCCGACCTGAGCGGTGCCAACCTGCGCGATGCCGACCTGAGCGGTGCCAACCTGAGCCGTGCCAACCTGAGCGGTGCCAAAGAATTATTATCTTCTATCGGGTATCTGGACGCCCACTTTGAGCGCGCGGACAAAGGCTATATCGCTTATAAAACATTTGGCGCTTATCGTCAGCCCCCGGAATCGTGGAAAGTGGAACCGGACAGCATAATCACAGAAAACGTGAATCCGAACCGCACAAATGAATGTGGTTGCGGTATTAACGTTGCTCCGCTTGATTGGGTACGCAGAAATAGCGGCAAAGAGAAACAAATCTGGAAAGTGTTGATTGAATGGCCTTGGCTCGCTGGCGTGGTGGTCCCTTACAATACAGACGGGAAAATCCGCTGCGAGAAGGTAAGACTGTTGGAGGTAGTCAAATGAGTATTGACAGACTGCTTGAAATCATTTCTGAGCTTTCTGCGGAATGCGCAAAGCAGAGAAGAAACGCTGATTTATGGTACACGAAATACACAGAACTCGAATCCCGTTCGGTACCGATTAAGAAGATTCCGGAGGCTGAACTATGCCAGACAGTCACGGATTAGATTGGGCGCAAGCTCAATACGACCGGCAGACAGGGCCAAATCCGTTCACTGACGAATGGGGATTCACAGACGAGGAGGATGACAATGGCGAGTCTTGAAAAAGGCGTGTCCTATTACACGAAAGGCCATGTGACCGTTGTAATCAACTTTCCAGAGGATAAGGCAGTATGTCAGTGGTGCCCGTTCTGCCGCAACGAGGATAGTCTTAAGCGCTGGAAATGCCTATTGACAGGTGAATATCTGGTTTATCCGTTTGTCAGCGTTGGAAACGAATGCCCGGTTAGATTGGAGGATGAAAATGAGTAAAGTAATTTGTGTTGCTGGTGAATCCGGAAGCGGAAAGACCACATCAATGAGAAACCTTGATCCGTCCAGCACTTTCTATTTTGATTGCGACAAAAAAGGCTTATCTTGGAAAGGATGGAAAGGGCAGTACAATTCCACAAACAAAAATTATAAAGCGACTTCTGAAGCCAAGTACATAGAAGCAGCTCTGCGCGGAATCAGTGAAAAAAGTCCACAAATTAAGGTTGTTGTGATCGACACATTAAACGGGATAATGATCGATGATGAATTCAATCGAGCAAAAGAAAAAGGCTATGACAAATGGCAGGACCTCGCAACGTCGGTGTGGAATCTTGTCAGTATGGCCAATACGTTGCGGGATGATCTTACCGTTATTTTTACCGCGCATACACAGACGGAGCGAGACGATAGCGGATTTGCTTTTATCCGCATCAAGACAAGCGGGAAAAAGTTGGATAAGATCGTGCTTGAAAGCAAATTTACCACCGTCCTGATTTCAAAGGCTGTTGATGGAAAATACATTTTTGAAACCCACGCCAGAAACAGCACGGCAAAAACCCCTATGGGGGCATTTGAGCAGGATGAAATATCAAATGACATTGTAGAAGTATTGAAAGCATTGGAGGATTATTAACATGATAAAAAAGCCAACCGGATATGATGATGCCCCGGTTTATGGAGACTATGAAAAGCTTCCTTTAGGTGGACATATTTGCCAGATCAAAACCGTAAGAACCGATCTTTTTGAGTGGGGAAATGTGCTGATTCTTGCGTTTGACATTGCGGAAGGAAGTCCATCAGACGGATTCTATCAGCGGAATTTCCAAACACAGCAGCAGGAAAATCGAAAATGGAAAGGTACATATAGAATTACAATTCCGCCTGAAATTCCAACAGATGAAAAGGATGAAAAATCCATAAGCATTTTCAAAACCGCCATAAAAAGCATTGAAGAATCTAACCCGGGTTATTTCTGGAATTGGGATGAAATGACGCTTAAAGGCAAGATTTTCGGAGGAGTGTTTGGGCGTAAAGAATATTCTTTTAATGGACATCATGGATTCTATACAGAATGCAGATTTATCCGAACGGCGGAAGAAATTAAAAAAGGTGTTGAAGTACCGGAAGATAAATTGTTAAGCGAAGGGAAAAAGACTTCAAATACTGTTCAAAACGGATATGAAGAAATACCGATACCGGCAGATGACGATTTGCCATTTTAATCTAATGGGGGATGCGGGACAATGATTTTAAAAGGTTATTTATCAAAATATGATGGTGAGAGTTTGACGATCATTGCCCCGCTTGACACTGATTATTATCTTGTAAAGCAAAGTATAACCGAATGTGAAATTAAACTTGATGACGGACGAACGATCAGCGCGGATCAGCGTAAAAAAATTTATGCAACCATGAGAGATATGTCCATATGGTCAGGTCATGTACCTGACGAAATCAAAGCACTTATGAAGTATAACTTCATTGCAAAAAACGGTTGTGAATACTTCTCGCTGTCCGATTGTGACATGACCACGGCAAACGAATTTTTAAACTTTCTCATTGAGTTTTGCATTGAAAACGATATCCCAACGTTGGATTCGCTGCTTGACCGTTCGCCTGACATTGCGCGGTATCTATATTGCTGTCTTGCAAATAAAAAGTGTGCGATCTGCGGGAAAAAGGCGGATTTGCATCATGTGGATGCAGTAGGTTCCGGCAGGAATCGAAAAGAAATCGTCCATAAAGGAATGCATGTTTTGCCGCTCTGCCGGACACATCACACGGAGATTCACGCCATCGGGAAAGACACGTTTTGCGAAAAATACAAGGTGTTTGGAATCAAACTTGATGATTATTTGTGCAAGGTTTTAAAGGTAAAAGGAGCGTGATAGATTGAAAGACGCCTATTATTTCAGCCATGACAGCAATGCAAAAGATGATCCAAAATGTGTCTTGCTGATTGAGCAGCTTGGCCTTGAAGGATACGGAATCTTTTGGGTGCTGATTGAAACACTACGGGACCAGCCGGAGTACAAATATCCTTTGGCGCTTATTCCGGCCCTGTCCAGAAGATACAACACAACTACCGAAAAAATGAAAACTGTTGTTTCTCAGTATGGGCTGTTCAACATAACGCCGGAAGGTGAATTCTTCTTTTCAGAAAGCCTTTTCCGCAGGATGGAAAGCCTATCTACATTCCGAGAAAGTCAGAGAAAAAAGGCATTAAAGCGTTGGAATAATGCCCCGGCATTACCACGGGAATCCCACGGCAATGCCGACCATATGCCAGTAAAGGAAAGTAAAGTAAAGAAAAGAAAAGTAAAGGATAGTAAAGAAGATAATACGCCGGATGAACCGGCGAGTAAACAAGCCCTTGCTGAAGATGATTTTTCAAAGTTTTGGAAAGCTTATCCCAAAAAGAGAAGCAAAGGGGACGCAGAAAAAGCGTGGAAATCAATCAAACCGGATAGCGCCCTGTTGGAAAAAATGCTTAAAACGATTGGCGATGCAAAAAAAAGTACCGAATGGACAAAAGACGGCGGTAAGTGGATTCCTTATCCCGGGACCTGGTTGAGGGCGAAAGGGTGGGAAGATGAAATGAAGGTTGAGGCAGGAGCGCCGGAGCATAAACCATCCTATGATATTGCAGAGTATGAACAAGCTACAAGTGGATGGGGACTAGACGATTTCAAAGGAGGCGGAAAATGAGCGTGTACATACCTGATTTTGACCTCAGAGACACGAAAAAGCCGAGCAAGTACCATAACCAAAAAGTTGAAATAGACGGTCACACGTTCGACAGCAAGGCGGAAGCAGCACGGTACAGAGAGTTACAGATCATGCAGCGCGCTGGCGCGATCAAAAGCTTCAGCATTCAACCGTCGTTCGTTCTGTCAGAAGGTATTCGTTACCGGCCTGATTTCATCGTGTGGGACGGTCAAACGGTTTGGGTAGAGGATGTCAAGGGCGTGGAGACGAAAGATTTTAAACTCAAAGCAAAGCTGTTCAAGCAGTTTTATCCGTATCTGGAATTGAGGGTGATTAAATAATGGACGAAAGAAGCCGCACGGAAGTCACCATAACGGAGGTTAGGAATGCTTAATAACGGATTTTACAACATGGACTGCATGGATGGTATGAAGCAGTTCCCGGATAAGTATTTTGACCTTGCGATTGTTGACCCGGAATACGGCAGGAAAGAGCACGGAGGTAAATCCCGTAGCGGATGGGTTAAGCAGAAGAACGGGAGCAAGATATTTGTTCCGGACGGCGGTTACGCGAAAAAGCGGTGGGATGAAAAGCCTGCAGATAAGGCTTACTTTGACGAGCTGTTTCGGGTATCCAAAAACCAAATCATTTGGGGCTGCAATTACTACTCTGAAAACTTTGGCCCCGGAAGGATTGTGTGGGACAAATGCAATGACGGTTCAGATCAGTCAGATTGTGAAATTGCTTACAACTCCATGACAGACAGGGTAGATATGTTCCGCTTCATGTGGCGCGGTATGTTTCAAGGTAAAAGCATTGCTGAAGGTACTGTACAGCAAGGAAACAAAAAGTTGAACGAAAAGAGGATTCACCCCACGCAGAAACCAGTTGCCTTGTACTTATGGCAACTGCAGAAGTACGCAAAACCCGGATGGAAACTGCTCAGTACCCACGTCGGGAGCGCATCGGATTTAGTCGCTTTTGAACAGATGGGATTTTCATATGTCGGATTTGAAATTGACCCGGACTATTACCGGATGGCAAATGAACGGTTAGAAGCTGCGAAATCTCAGCAATCACTATTCAGACAAATAATATAAAGTCATAGGTACCGGTCTAACGGCGCGCCGCCTCCATGACGATGGAGGGCTATGATGAAAATTTTAGTAGCCTGTGAAGAATCGCAGGCAGTTACAATCGAACTTAGGAAGTTAGGCCACGAAGCCTATTCCTGCGACATTATCCCTTGCAGCGGAGGACACCCGGAATGGCATATACAGCAGGACGTTTTTCCACTAATTGACGGAGATTGTAGTTTCACAACGGTAGACGGTACATATCACGAGATAACCGGTAAATGGGATATGCTGATTGCTTTCCCGCCGTGTACACATCTTTGTGTGAGTGGTCAACACTGGTTTTACCGTGGGTTAAAAGACCCTCAACTGCGCGAAGATGGTGCGGCGTTTTTTATGGCTATGGTAACTGCTGGTTGTGAAAAGATAGCCATTGAGAACCCGGTAGGTATTATGTCTACTAGATATCGAAAGCCAAATCAGATTATTAATCCATATCAGTTTGGCCATCCAGAACAGAAAAAGACTTGTCTTTGGCTGAAAGGATTGCCAACCTTGAAAGAAACGAACAATGTCTATGATTACATGATGACCCTCCCTGTCCAGCAGAGGTGCCGTATTTGGTATTTAGGGAGTAACCACAGCAAAGAACGATCTAAAACCTATCCTGGAATCGCCCGTGCTATGGCGGAACAATGGGCGGGAAAAGCATAAAAATCGGCTCCTGCCGTAAAGCAAGAGCCAAACAAAATTTAGATTGGAGTGAAAACGATGGATGAATTAAAATCGTGCCATTGCGGCGGTAGCGCTACTTTATGGACTGCGCCGTTCGGAGATTATATCAAGTGTAACAAATGCGGTGAAGCGGTCACGTTCTTGGATTTTGACGATGAAAAGTTAAAATCCGCATGGAACCGCCGCCCCGCCCTGGAAAACAAGCCGCTGACGCTGGAGCAGCTTAGGAAGATGAATTGTGATTGGGTTTGGATAGAGCGCATAGGCAAGTGTGGGGAGTTACCAAAATCAGTACTAAAGTACATTAACGGATATGGGTATGTATTGGGAAAGCATCAAAAGGTTAAAATTTGCGACATTTGTTTGCTTTTCGAGGAGTACGGAAAAACATGGCTTGCCTATGCCCGCAAGCCGGAACAGGAGGGGCAGAAATGAACACTGATAGGTACGGAAACGAAGTACTGAGCGATTATTTTTATTCTAATTGCCTTATTGAGGCCATTAAAGCAAAGCTCAGAAACCCAAAAGTCAAGATTCAAAGGTATCGCATGAAATGGACAAGAATTCCACACTTCACATGGCGCAACGGCGGATATGATTATGACTTTGGCGCAAATGAAAGCATTCCATCTAAATTATTTTTTCGCGGATATTTAAGAAGAAAAAAATATAAGGAGGCCACCGATCATGCCTGAAATGACACCGCTTGAAGCGGCGAAGCGCATTGAAGAACATAACCGAATCCACTCCCGGAAAGAACCGCACGCAGTTTATATTATGCAGGCTCTTAATCTCGCCGCCTCCCTCCTCCGTAAAATCGCATCAGGTGAGTATGCGCCGGTGGTGCATGCGAAATGGATTGATAACGGTAGAGGGCATTATTGCTCAAATTGTAGCGGATACATTACTAATTCTCAATGGGCAGTATATAAAAATCCGCATTGCCCATATTGCGGATCTCTGATGGATGAACCCGCTACGGGCCAGACGCGGAACGGAAAGGATGATAGCCATGAGACCGATTGATTCGGACGTTTTAGAGGATTCGTTGGGAGTTTCAGACGAGGATATTATTTTCAAGGAAATCTTATGTGACGCTCCAACCATCGACGCTATCCCGGTAGTGCATTGTAAAGACTGCCGATTCCTTGGAATCAAAGATTTGGGTACGGGTTACTGTAAGCATAAAATGGCAGGAATTATTAACCCGTATGATTTCTGTAGCTATGGAGAAAGAAGGATGCGAAATGATTAAAATTTTGGGTTCAAATACAGAAAAGAAAAAATGCGTTGTGTGCCAACACAAAACGGGTGATTATGTTGAATACGGATATCAAGACGGTGTTTCAATCCAAATCCCGATTTGCGAATGTTGTAAAGACAAAGTTGGATTATTTTTACGTGAGCCGATGAAAGCTGCGTTGTCTATCATTCAATGTTCGGTTACCGCTTCAAGGTTCATAACGGAAGATGAAAAAACAATTCGCGAATTACGCTCGAAGAAAGTTGGTGAATCTGATGCCTGACATTATCCAGCGCCTCCGCGATACATACGCTGAGAATCCCGCAGCCGTGTTCGACAAGCTTCAAGAATTGTTTCAGCAGTACGACGAGGGATTGATTAAGATGCTGCCATGCAAGGTGGGGGATACAGTTTATTTTGATGATGCAAAGCATTATCAAGCCCCGGAAGATATAGAGCCAAGAATTCGAGAAGTGGAAGTTGATGACATAACGATAGCAAATCCGTATTGGAAATTAAACGGCGGGGATGAAGAATTTTTGCCTGACGATTTCGGAAAAACCGTCTTCCTCACCCGTGAAGCCGCTGAGAAAGCGTTGGAGCGTGGGACATGATTACTTTACCGATCAAAAAGAAATGGTTTGACATGATCGCGTCAGGGGAAAAGAAAGAGGAATATCGCGATGATTCTCCGCATTATAAGAGCCTGTTTTATAAATATCTTCGCACCCCGGTTACGATTCGTTTCAGAAACGGGTACCGTCTTGAAAGCCCAACCATAGAACGGACAGTAATCCCGCGCATTGGAACCGGCCGCCCTGAGTGGGGCGCAGTACCCGGAAAAAAGTATATTGTTTTGGCAATACAGGATGGTGAAAAGGAGCGCACGTCATGAAATGCCATATCCCCGCAAAGCACATAGTAACGCATAGCCAAGCCAAAGTACTGAACGAATACCTTGACGGTCTAAAAGAACAGACCATGCGCAGAATCTTCAAAATTATGTGTGTGGCGCTGCATGATGAACAGTTTGGATTTGGCCATGACCGGCTAGCAAAACTGATTGGGAAAATTTCTGAAATATCGGCAGAATCGGAGCATGACGAAATATACTGGAATCATATCGACCGGGTTGTAATTAACGAATTAAAATTGGATTTTGAAAGGGAAGATGTATGAACGTAAAAGAATACATAGACCAATATGGACAGCTTTTAGGGGAATTCAAGGACCTTGAAGATGAATTGCTTTTATTGTGCAGAAAAACATGGAAAAAGGAAACAGATGCAGTTGTTGGATCAAGCGTAGATATCCCGTATCAAAAGCATTCCATTACTCTTCATGGATTTGCGCAGGACCCGAAAGTGATAAAAAAACGGGATGACCTGGCGGAACAATACAAAGCAAAAATGGCAAAGATTTATGAACAAATCGGATTGATTGAATCCAAGTTAGACGAGATCGAAGATACTAAATTGAGAAGGATTATCCGCTTGAAGTGCATTAACGAACTGACGTGGCAACAAATAGCAGACAAACTCAATGGAGAAGGGTTAGGAAGCAATACTGAAAATAGCGTGAAACAGATTTTTTCCAGATTTATGAAAAATTTTTCAAATGTCACACATGTCACGTGTCAATAGTTTACAATGGGTATAGTGCAAAGTGTAAGTACACAGTGCATGACATTTTTCATTCTATTTCCTCCTTCAACCGCCAGCCCGGGGCGGGAATGCCGGGCCCCCTTTCTTGAATGCGCCGCCTGCCAACTTTGTATGAGCGGGCGGAGCATATACGCGAGCAGAGGAAAACGCCGGTTCGACTCCGGTAACTCGCAAATAGCGCATAATGCGTAAATATGCCGGTGAGAGTGCATAACTTTTAACTGGTGCCAGGGGCGCAAGGAACCCAACGCCTTTCCGTGAAAATCGGACGTCCGCTGAGTGGCTACGATAGACTCAGCTTCATGTCAGCATAAGGCCAACCCAACCGGATTGACTACGGCGCATGAACCGTATGCTGACACAAACAAATCCACATTGTGGTGAACACCGACATACAGGTTGACATCCGAGAACAGAGCGGAACGAAATTAAAGGTTATCGGTGGCGGAATAGGTAGACGCTACGTGGGTAGATAGTGAAATGTCGTTCCATTACTCCGTTCCCGACGCGAGAGCACGTATAAAGGCGATGCGACAGAACTAAAGGCGACCATTGCTAATCGTGTTGTGCGCTAACAAATATCGGGTAACACTATTATGCAGGGTTTAAATCCTTGCCCGATAACCGAAAACAGAAAAGCGCTTGCCTTAATTGGTGAGCGCTTTTGTTATGAAAATTACCAGGTCCCAACTTTTTGGAATGAGGTGACTGGATGGATTGGAAAAAAGAAGTCGAGCGCTTAAGGCGTGAAGAAAACATGTCTTGGACTGAGATAGCCAGAAAGCTTTCGCCAGAGTTTCCAAACCTGACCGAAACGCAGATGCGCGAAAAGGTTCGGAGTCCACTCAGAAATAGATCAGGGAAAAATGAAATTAAGGAAGTCACAGACGATCAGATTCTTTCCGCGCTGAAGGTCAAGAGGACAGCGCAGCAGGATGCAGACATATTGCATATGCCGCTAATGGCGTTTGCTCGGGCGTGTGACAGGCTTTCATCCGAAGGATACAACATCACCGAGGCAAACAATCTTATCTGGCTGGAAAAGTCGGCGCTTGCTTCTGATAGCGAGGTTAGGGAAGAATACAACGGAGAGACAGAAATCATATTCGGACTGATATCAGATACGCATATGTGCAATAAGAGCCAGCAATTGACATATCTGAATGAGTTCTATGATATCTGCCAAAAAGCTGGAATCAAGACTATTTACCATTGCGGTGATATCAGCGATGGATATTACAAAAATCGGCCGGAGCACATTTACGAGTTGATTAAGATCGGATTTGACGAACAATCCGACTACATAATCGATAAATACCCTCTGCGGACGGGGATCACAACGAAGTTCATTACTGGAAATCATGATAGCACGCATATCAAGAACGGCGGATCTGACATTGGAAAGCGTATAGCGGACAAACGGAACGACATGGAATACCTAGGTTACATGAGTGCAAAGGTATGGCTTACGCCTCAATGTGATATGGACCTGTTTCATCCGCTGGATGGCGCTACTTACGCTTTGTCCTATTCAAGTCAAAAGTTTGTTGATGGGCTGCAAGGCGGCCAGAAGCCGAGAATACTTGCAATCGGCCACCATCACAAAAGTTTGTTCTATCCATACCGTAACATTCATGTGTTCGAGGTTCCTTGCTTTGAGGCGCAGACAGCGTTTGAGAAAGGGAAAAAGATCAGCGTGAACGTGGGTGGATGGATTATAAAAATAACCTGTAAGCCGGACGGAACCATAACAAGCTTATCACCAACGCTGATTCCGTTCTATGACATGATTGATGAGGACTACTGAAACGAGGTGACAGCATGAAAACCGAACAAACAAAGGCTCTTGAACTAGGAATATGGAACTATACAAACAAGCAGGGTGTGTTCGGCTGTTTTGAGGTCACCATTGGATGGTTTGGAAATGAGCGCGTTGATTATATTACATACGATACAAACGGAGTATGGCGGTGCTATGAAATCAAGATATCAAAATCTGACTTTCACTCAAAAAACCACAATACTTTCATAGGGGATTTTAATTATTACATAATGCCATATGACCTATATGAACAGGTAAAAGACGAAATTCCAATCGGAATAGGGGTATATACACCATCTGAAAACGGAATTCGGGGATATCCTGAGTTAACGAGTCAGCGTAAGGCGAAGCGGCAGGAATTAAAAGTTGATGAACAGGTTATGAAAGATTCAATGATTCGTTCACTTTGCCGAGAGGTCAACAAGCAAATGCAGGAAGGCAATGAATTCCGAATGGGAATCGTGCAAAGGGAAGCAAACAGACTTGAAAAAACAAATCGTGACCTTGAGCGTCGGCTTAGGGATGCAAATCAAGAGATCTATTATATGAAGCATCCGGATAGAACGAGCCACGTTTTCGCGAGGTAAAAACATGATTTGCGATAAATGTGTAAACAACCTTAAGATACATACCGGCGTTCCATCATGCTTTCTTCCGCATTGTAACGCCGACACTGAACCATTACGGCAGAGGTTGGAGCAGCTAAGAGGATGCCGCACTGAGGCGGACGCGTGGGAATGGAATATGATTCGGAGCGAGCTGAGAAGGAGAGAGAAACGGAAATGAACATTTATTTTGCCTTAAGGGGAGCAATCGCTGGGGGAATAGCCTATATCTTTTTAGTGCGATATTGGGATAACGAAAAGTAATTGGTAAGGAGTGAAAGGCGGTGAAGGTTGGAAGACCATTAAAATATAAAACTAATGAAGAATTAGCGGTTGCAATAGAACAATATTTTAAAGATTGCGATGGAAAGCCGCTTTTAGATAATGATGGTTGCGCTATAACCGATAAGCACGGGCAGCCGATAATTGTGAATGCGCATCCTCCGACTGTTACGGGATTAGCACTTTCGCTGGGGTTCACGAGCAGACAAGCGCTACTTAACTATCAAGCAAAAAAACAGTTTGTTGACACGATTACGCGCGCGAAGTCAAAATGTGAAGAATACGCGGAATCTCGTCTTTATGACAAAGATGGAGTAAATGGTGCAAAGTTCAGTTTAATTAATAATTTTAAAGGATGGCGCGACAGACCGGATGACCAGCACGGGGCAGATGATGAAGAAGATGACAATCTGTACAATGCAATCGCGGAGGCAGTGAAGAAAAATGAGGTTTGACACCATATCACCAAAGCAGCTGGAAATATTCAAATTTCCGCATGAATCATACGATGCATTAATCTGCGACGGGGCTGTCAGATCAGGAAAAACGGTTCTGATGTCCATATCGTTTATTGAGTGGGCTATGAATGAGTTCGATGGCTGCAATTTTGGCATATGTGGAAAGACGGTCCGCGCGGCAGAGCGAAATATAATCATGCCGCTCATACAGACGAAAAGCATCAGGAAAAAATACGATATTACATATACCCGTTCCATTTCGCTTATGACCATTAAGCGCAAAGGGCGGGTAAATTACTTTTATATATTCGGTGGTAAGGATGAATCAAGCTATGAACTGATTCAAGGTATCACGCTTTGTGGGGTGCTTTTTGATGAAGTCGCGCTGATGCCTCAATCTTTCGTTCAGCAGGCCATAGCGAGAACGCTGACAGTCGATAGCGCAAAACTGTGGTTTAACTGTAACCCGGAAGGGTCGAAACATTGGTTCTATCTTGATTGGGTGCTGAACTGCGAAAAGCATCACGCAAAACACATTCATTTCCTGATGCAGGACAATCCAGGCAATAGCGAAAAGTCTATCGAAAAGGCAAAAGAGGATTTTCAAGGCGTTTTCTATGATCGTTACATACTAGGGAAATGGGTAGCGGCAGAGGGGCTTATTTATCCTGATGTTGCCAACGGTCAAGGAATCTGCAAACACGAAGAACGCAATTACGTTAAATATTATATTTCAATCGACTATGGCACATTAAACCCCTTCAGCGCGGGATTGTGGGGCCTGTCAAAAGGCGTTTGGTACCGGTTCGATGAATATTACTACTCCGGCAGAGACACGCGCAAGCAGCTTACAGACGGTGACTATTATGAAGATATTGTAAAGCTGGTAGGAAATAGGATTATGGGAGCAATCATTATTGATCCTTCCGCCGCTTCAATGATAGCAGAGATAAAAAAGCATGGGAGATTCAGAGTCATTCCGGCAAACAACGAGGTAATCGACGGAATAAGGGAAACAGCTGCAGCGTTCAAGCAAGGGAAAATCAAAGTCGATGAAAATTGTTCCGGCGCTGTTTCGGAGTTCTCTTCATACTGTTGGGACGATAAAAAGCAAGAGGATAAGCCGATCAAAGAAAATGATCATGCAATGGATGAAATCAGGTATTTTGTGAATACGGTGCTTGTACACCGCGGCGGATTAAGAATAGGGTAGGTGATATTTTGAACATTGAAGCGGCGAGAAAAATTATAGAAGATAATGTATCAAGGCAATCAGAGTTTTTCAATAATGCACAAAAAGGCTTTAAATACTACGAGAACCAAGATGACATCACCTACACGGGAGCGGCGGCAATCGATGAAGTAAACGCCTATCTAAAAAAGAAAGGGTCTGACCCGCTCCACAGCGCAGACAACCGCATATCAATTAACCGGCATAAGATTGCAGTTGACCAAAAAATCGGGTACATGTTTACCGATCCGCCACAGTTTGATGTTATTCAAGGCCAGAGCGATGATGAAACACTTAAAAAAGTGAATTTGGTGATTGGGGAAAATTGGTCAAAGGTAATTAAGCAACTCGGCATTGACGCGTCGAACACTGGAAGGGGATGGCTGCATTATTGGTATGACAAAAAACAGCCTTCACCGTTTGAATATTGGTACATAAACCCATTACAGATAGTGCCGGTATACGACAACAGGACCGCGAAAAAGAAACTGCGCTATCTTATTCGCTATTACCAGTTCTATGACGATCAGGGAAACGGAAAAATACGTTATGAACTTTGGGACGAAAAAGAGGTTGCTTATCTTGAACGGGCAAACACGGCTGGGGCAAATATAGAACTTGAAACGGTTCCCCCCGAAGCGCTTAATCCGGTCCCACATACCTATGGTAGAATCCCGTTTATCGAGTTTCAAAACAATGCAAGAGCAACGAGCGATTTGATACTTTACAAACCCATTATTGATGCAATGGATAAATTGATAAGCGGATTTGCCAATGACAACGACGATATTCAAGAGATAATTTATATTCTTAGTGGGTACAACGGGGACGCGTCTACAGCTGATTATGATGCAGACGGGCAAGATATCCATAAAGACATAGGGCTACTCCAAAAGCTAAAGACTGAAAAATTAGTCCGGGTGGATAAGAACAAAATTACCGGAGAAGATGGCGGAATTGACGCGTTACGTAATGAGATACCATACGCCGCCCGCTCTGCTTTTTTTGAAATCCTTGACAAACAATTTTGGGTGGCCGCAATGGCCGTTAATCCTTCCACTGATAACGCAGGAAATCAATCCGGAACATATATTGACTTCCTTTATGGCCTGCTGGAACATAAGGCTGGGCTGATGGAAACCGAATTTAGGACCGCAATCAATGAACTATTGAAAGCGGTCCTTACTTATCTTGACGTTAAGGATATGAGATTTAACCAAACATGGAAGCGCACAAAGCCGCAAAATAATGTGGAAACATCAGGGATTATCGCGCAGACACCCAATACAGTCATGAGCGACGAAACTAAGACAAAGGTTCACCCACTGGTGGAGGATTGGCAGGCAGAACGTAAACAAATTGATAAAGAGCAGACCGAACGCGACAAAAACACATTGGATTTATTGGGGCAGCAAGAAAACGCACAGAATCAGCAGACCCAATTGCAGAAATCTTCCGAAAATGGAAGTAAATCAGGCGGTGGTAATGCATGACGTATTGGGATCAGCGCGCTGCGGACAGCATAGGCCGCATGGAATCCGCTGTAAATGGGGCATTACCCGAACTGGTCGAAGCGTTTGAGCAGGCGCGGCGTGACCTGAACAATGAAGTATTCAAGTTTTATGGAAAGTACGCCGTAAACAACAAAATATCATTGCAGGAAGCGGAAACGCTTCTTTCGCTATCTGAATTGCGCGAGTTCCGGGGGAATCTCAAAGAGTTTGAAAAACTGTCCAGAGAGTCGATAGGCACGTTTAACTTGCAAGTATCGAACTTATCCACTAAGGCAAGGATAACGCGCCTACAAGCCTTGCAGACGCAGTGTGATGGAATCCTACAAAAGCTGTATCAAGAACGACGCAAACAGATTGAGGGAACCGCCGAAACGGTATTCACTCAACAATATTATCATCAGCTTTTCGACATTGAGCAGTATACGGGATTTCAGTTTGAGTTTTCCAGACCCGCAATGAGCGTTATTCAAAAGGTCATCGAACAGCCAGTACAAGGCGCTGACATTTCAACTCACCTATGGCGACAGGATATTGATACGGGGTTCAGGATAAGACAAACCTTAAACAATATGTTTGTTACCGGTCGACCGCCGCAAGACTTTGCAGATGAACTGCAAAAGGCTATTGGAGCGATACGGGTGGACACCGCTGGAAACGTCACTGGAACCGGGAAGAAGTTTGAAGCATATCGGCTACTCTACAATGAATCGGCACACGCAAGCTCACAGGCGGACTTACAGGCTTATCAAGATGATGACCTGAATGAATATGAATACGTTGCTACATTGGACAGCCACACAAGCGAGATTTGCAGAGATCATGACAACAAAATTTATAAAGTGAGTGAGGCAGTGACCGGCGTAAACTTTCCACCTCTGCATGTGTTCTGCCGGTCCACTACGGCGCCATATGTGCCAAACCTTAAAAATATCAAGTCAACTCGAATGGCGCGCGGCGCGGATGGAAAGAGCGTGAGGGTGAAAGACCAGTCTTATGAAGAATGGGAGAAAGGAAAAGGAATATGAACCGTTTAGATACTGAAATAGAGGTTATAACGAAAGATGGGAAACCGCAGCGGATTGAAGTAGACGGACACGAACTGCCTTGTGTTACATCTTTCCAATACAATGCAGATGGATCAATTAATGTTTGCTTATTTGGAAATGTAAAGTTTAGCGAGGAAGTAAAAACCAAGGATAGTGCATTTGAAAAAGCAGCTAGAGAGTGCTTGATTCGATTTTCAGAATCAGGGGGAATGCGTTAATGAAATACTGCCCCTATAATTTCCAAATTGAGCAAGTCAATGAAAACATTTACGAGTACAACGATGATAATCTTAACACATCATATACCCATAAGCTTCTAGAAAAACACGATAGGCTGCCTTGCATTGGCGAAGAATGCGGGGCGTTCTATGACGGAAGATGCCATTATAATGAGGGGTGATTAAATGGCAACAATGGCGGTTGAGTTCAAAATTACCGATACGGAAAAGGCGCAGCAAATGCTTTCTGTACTGGCGGACATGATGGGGGATGAAAAAGTTTCCGCGAAGTACAAAGAAAGAATCGCGAAAATCCTTTCCGAATGATAGGGCGTGAGATTATGAAATGTTTTGCTGTGACCAGAATGGAAAACGCGGATTGGGGAGATATCACAAAAGTTGTTGTTGTAGCAAAAGACGAAAAACACGCCGAGCGGTTAGCTCGAATAACATTTGACGATCTTAGAAAAACCAGATTAAAAGTTGAAGAAGTCAATATTGAATCAGAAAAAGTATTAGCTTTTGATGTTTGTGATGAATGGGAAATATATACCCCAAAGCAATAATCGATTAATTGCGTTCTGCGTTTCGCGCAGGGCGTTTTTTAATGCAAAATTGTCAATCGTGCCGACGATTAAATGCACGATACCGCTTGTCGGGAGTGGCCCGACGATTAAACAAAAATCTCGCGGGAAGAAAGGATTATATGGAATTTTTAAAATCAATCTTTGGCGAAAAGGCACTGACATACGCGGAGTTAGAAGCTACGCTCAAAGATAATAAAGAAATCAAGCTTGCAAACCTCGCATCTGGACAGTACGTGGATAAGGAAAAGTTTGATCGGGCTGAGACACAGGCAAACGACCTGCAGGCGCAGTTAAAGCAGAGGGACACCGATATCGAAGAACTCAAAAAGATTGACGGAAAAGGCTTACAGGCCAAAATAACCGAACTGCAGACCCAATACGATACCGATACCAAAGAGCTGAGCGGGAAACTGCAAAAGCAAACCCTTGACAGCAAAATTGATCTTGCCTTATTGGGCGCTAAAGCCAAAAACACAAAGGCCGTACGCGCATTACTCGACGCTGAGAGTATTAAGCTTGACGGCGAAAATGTGTTAGGGCTGAAAGACCAACTGACAAAGATTCAGACAGAAAACCCATTTTTATTTGGGGAAACTCCTGGAAATCCTCCGCCGCCGGTAGGAGGCGGCGCGGTAATTCCCGCGGACCTCAATACAACCGATATGGAAGCCTATAAAGCGGCGAGACAAAAATTATAATTAAGGAGATAAAAACATATGAGCAATACATTACTTACCCCGCAGATCATTGCAAATGAAGCGTTGATGGTACTTGAAAACAACATGGTTATGGCCAATTTGGTCCACCGCGACTATTCCAGCGAGTTTGTGAACGTTGGAGATACAATTACCGTGCGTAAACCCGCCAAATTCGTTGCGCAGAATTTTACCGGATCCATCATCACCCAGGACGCGACCGAGGGGAGCACAACTGTCGTAATGGACAGATTCAAAGACGTATCTTTTGCGGTCACTTCCAAAGAAATGACGCTAGATATCAAGAACTTTTCCGAACAGTTTATCGCTCCGGCCATGCGCTCGATTGCGCAGGCGGTGGATGAAGACCTTTTCAATGAGGTTTCGAACGTTTCGCAGTCTGTGACAGCGACGGCCAGCCCGACAAACCTTGCGGATATTGCAAATATGGCCAAGACCCTTGACCTTGCAAAAGTGCCGCTTGACATGCGCCGCCTTGTTTTCCATCCGACGCACAAATACCGCTATGCCTTAACTGACAACCTGTCTAAAGTGGCATACGCTGGCACTGGTGAAACCCTGCGCAATGCTGAGCTGGGCCGCCTGTACTCCCTTGATACGTACATGGACCAGAACGCGCCGGATACCCAGGCCGCAACCGCTGGTACTGCCACATCTTATACGATCACTGGCACGAAAGACGCTAAGACTGTTGCGTTGGCTTCTGTTACTGCTGCATCCGCAACCGTAAAGACCGGAGACGGATTTATCCTTGACGGTCATCTTTACAGATTCACCGCAGACGCCACTGCTACCTCCGGCGCTGTCGCATCTGTCGGAATTGACATGCCGTTGATTAAGGACTACACCACCGCGGCGGTATATCTTGTCAATAAAACTCATTCTCTGGCGTTCCACCGTAACGCAATTGCAATGGTAACAAGGCCTCTTGCGCTGCCGCTCGGCGCAGCACAGGCCGCGATTCAGTCTTACAACGGCATGGGAATCCGCGTGGTTTACGGCTACAACCAGAACACAAAGACAGATACCATTTCCCTTGACCTTCTGTACGGGATTAAAACGCTTGATGCTACTATGGCGGTTAAGCTGGTGGGATAATGGCCAAGACGATTGCCAATGTAATTTCCGAGTGGGTGGACCGCGGGTATGTTCCCGCGGAACCATCCGCTGATGATACGAAAAAATATACCTCGTTCATCAATCAGGGAAAAGCCGCAATCCTTGATTATTGCAACCTTCCACAGAACATTGTGAACTTTCCTGATGGGCTTTTTTATCCGTGGGTTGAGATCAGCTATTCTATAATGAACGGCGGCGTATTTCAGCAAGCAAATGGGGTTATAAAGTCAATTAGTGAAGGGGATACAACGATTCAGTATGGTTCGACAGTAAATCAAGCGACTATGCCTATTGTGGACTACTCTGATACGCTCAACAGATACCGCAGATTGCCTTAGGAGGCTGCGAAATGAATTTACCCAATAGTTTAGTTGTTTTCGGTAAGGCGGCGGTACAAGCGCAATGGAGCGATAAGGTTACAATAGACCGTGACTTTCTTCCGTTGGTAAATAACAAAAAGCAGCATATAATCATTCCCAATATCACTTGCCATTTCTCACAAACTTCTCAGCCGGTGCTTGATCAGTCCTCGACAGTGGCAACAACTAAATCGGTGTTCACGTTGTTCGTTGACACGTCCGTACAGCTTATAGCTGGGGATACACTTACTATCATGCACAAAGGCCAGATGTTCATCGGAGTGGCGGGGGAACCCTTTAATCGCACGTTTTCCAATGGCGTAAAGGTTGAGGTTACAAAAGTATCATGAGCGACATGAATTTTTCTCAATATCGCGCGGCACTGGTTGCGCTTGGCGCGGACCTCGACAAAAGTGCAATGAATATTATTTCGCGGATGTCGGATGTCGGGATAGCTGAGACGAAGAAGAATACGCCAGTCGGCGTATATCCTGTAAAAAGTGGAAAAGTCGGTGGCAACCTTCGCCGTGGGTGGATTAAAGGAGTAACTTATAAAGTCGGGAAAGATTGGCAATCTGGCTATTACGATAATGTTGCATACGGGCTGTATGTCAACAATGGCCATAGAATTGTCGGTAAAGGCGGCGTAACAGTTGGATATGTAAAAGGCCGTCGTATGCTTGAGCAAGGAATAGACATGGCAAAACGGCAAGGCGAACCGATATTCGAAAACGAAATTACAAAAGTTAAAGCCAAAACGGGATTTTAGGAGGTGGTCATATCACACTGTTACCAAATATTTTAGCTGGTGAACTGGCCGACAAGATGGCGGCCGGGACATTGACGATAGCAGACCACCTTCTATTATCATTGGCAAACTTTACCGCCTCGCTATTCCCTGACACGATGACTTATATTGGAGCACAGCAGCAAGCCGTTGATCCTCCGGCTGTATTCGTGGATTATTACGACATGAAAAACAGTCAGCGGCTATCCAATACCTCAGAATATTCGTTCGGGGTTGAAATTACTTATGTCCCTACAGACCGCACCAGCACATATGAAATGCAAAACGCCATATTCACGATCCTGCGAGGCTTGACCAAGCTGGAAAGTGATATAGGCGTTTTTTCGTGCTACGACAAGGATTCTGACATAACGGATGATCTTGCACATGTGACCGGAATTGTATCTGTACATGAGTTTATCCCGGACACGGCAGACATCATCCAGAAAGCAAACCAAATTATAAATTAAAGGAGGTTCCTATATGGCTCAAATTTTACCCGGTACCTATGTTGATGTCGTGGCGGGCGAACGCACAACGGCATCTGCAGTTACCGGCGTGGTTTCCATGCCCTATG